ATAAAGCAAAACATCTGTATTATTGTCGTTGGTATCACGACAAGAAAGTGGTGTGGCGTAAAGAACATGGATGACGTCCCTGGGTGGAGTTGTGAGGGGGTTCTGATACCAAAAGCGGAAAAACATATTTCTGCACAGCTTGAAGTCCTGCAATGCTATAAAGCTGTAAAAAACTTTATCCGTAATAGATGAGACTGGCCGGTGATTGCAGTAGTCCGGCAATTACGGGTAGTGCTCTGGAAGTGCAAGCAGTTTATAGAGAGAACAAGATTCCCTGGTGTCCGGGGTAAGTCAGCAGTGCATACACTATAAGCTGCATATCCCAGGTCTGGGATAATAATGAGAAACACCTGGTTGGCAATATGCTGGCTGGGTGTTTTTGCGTACTGAAAAGAGGTGAGCCTGAATGGCAAAATACGAATATTGGTTGACGCCAGAAGGCTTGCTGTTGCTGGAAGGGTGGGCCAGGGATGGTCTGACAGATGAGCAGATATCTAACAATATAGGAATAAGCCGCTCTACGTTGGCTGAGTGGAAAAAGAAATATGAGGACATATCGGACACCTTAAAAAAAGGCAAAGAAGTCGTTGATATACAGGTAGAGAACGCATTACTTAAACGGGCATTGGGGTACACATATGACGAGGTAACGAGGGAACGTATCGTTGACACCGGACAAAAGAAGCGGCATGGCGGTGAATCAGAATTGACAGAACGGGAATGGCAGTTTGCAATTAAGTATTTTGGCCATAAGTGCTGCTATTGTGGCGAACATATTAATAAACCAACCAAGGATCATATCAAGCCATTAAACCAGGGCGGCAAATTAAGCCGTGACAACATCCTTCCATGCTGTGGGAAATGCAACAGTAGCAAGAAGGACAATGAGATGGTGTCATGGTACCAGGCACAGTCGTTCTATGATCCGCGGCGGCTCGAAAAGATATATGATTATATACAGCTTGTGGTAGAACTGGGGGATTCACTTAATGAGGAAATCGGAGAGATCATAGAGACAAAGCGAGTCACGAAAGAAGTGGTGCCAGACACGACGGCACAAATCTTCTGGCTAAAGAATCGCAGGCCAGATAAGTGGAGGGATAAGCAAAGCATGGAGCATAGCGGTGATGTCACTGTCCGAAACCAGTATGAAAACATGACGGAAGAGGAGCTGATGGAGCTTGCAAAGAAATATGAAAAAATCATCAGCTCTTAACAAACAGGAAATAATTGAATATTTGAAGCTGCAAGAAGCCATTGCAGTAAAGAAGGCCAGAAGAGATTTCTGGTCTTTTTGTTGCCTTCTTTATCCGGAATTTTACAAAGAGAGCCGCCCGTATCTGAAGGATCTGTGTCAGACACTACAGGCTTTTTACGATGGCAGCATAGACAAGCAGATACTGATCATAAACATGCCACCCAGACATGGGAAGACCTTTACGGCCAGGTTGTTTGTTCTCTGGATGTTTGGGCAGGACCCCAGGACAAAGATTATTACCGGTTCCTACAACCAGATTCTTTCCGGATTGTTTGCGCAGCAGACCAGGGATGGAATTCTCACGGAAAATGAGAATGTGAAGCAGAAGTATTTCTCTGACATTTTCCCAAATACGACCATCAAACAGGGAGATGCTGCAAAAGGATTCTGGAGCCTGGATGGGTCCGAAGAAAAAAACTATCTGGCTACATCTCCAGGAGGAACGTCAACTGGTATTGGTGCCAATTATATTATTGTAGATGACATCATCAAGAACAATGAAGAGGCCTCAAACGAGCTGGTAAAGGACAAACACTGGGAATGGTATAACAATACTCTGGTACAACGTATGGAGCGTCCCAGAAAACAGATTCTCATTATGACCCGCTGGGCATCTGATGACCTGGTGGGTCGGACACTGGAAAAGAAAGCGGATAAGTGCCATCTGATCACATATAAAGCTGTACAAGATGATGGTTCCATGCTCTGTGATGGGATAATGACGAAAGCAGAGTATGAGGATGTCATATCTGAAATGGGAGAGGACATTGCCTCTGCCAACTACCAACAGGAACCGATTGACCTGAAAGGTCGGCTGTATACCAGCTTTAAGACCTATGACCGGCTGCCCGTGGATGAACAGGGTAACAGTCTGTTTGAGGGCATCTACAGCTATACAGATACCGCCGATGAGGGAGCTGATTACCTGTGTACTATCATCTGGGGAGTGTATATGCGGGAAGCCTATGTGCTGGATGTCTATTACACACAGGCAGGTATGGAGATTACAGAGCCGGAGGTTGCAAGGCGGTTCCAGGCGTTTGAGGTGAACCGGTCAAGGATTGAGAGTAACAACGGTGGATCAGGATTTGCCCGGAATGTAAAGCGGGTATCTGAGGAACAGCTTAAAAACTACAAAACAGTAATTAAGTGGTTCCACCAGTCGAAAAACAAAAAAGCCCGGATCCTGTCCAATGCCACATGGGTGATGGAGCATGTCCTGTACCCGTCCAACTGGAGGCATAAGTGGCCGGAATACTACACGGCAATGGTGAGATATCAGCGGGACGGCGAGAATAAGCATGATGATGCGCCGGATTGCACCACGGGTGTGGCTGAGACGATGTATATGTTAGGAGCGTGAGAAAGTGGGGCTGATTAAGAAAATGAGTGAAGGCATGAAACGGGGAATCAGAAGCTGGTTAAACATCCAGGATGCGAGCCCAACTTCGATAATGATTAACGAAACCCTGGATTATGAAGCGAATGCGATCAAAAATCGTATCTGGTATAGGGGTGACAGCAATGAGCTGCAGCAGCTTTACAGCCAGATTGATACGGGGATTGATAGATACAAGTTTTGGGCAGCGAGGAGCAGTCCGGGGCAGGAAATGCGTAAGATACATACAGGGCTTCCTGCGCTGATCGTTGACACACTGGCCGGCATTTCCCTGACAGATTTTGAGGTTCAGATCGAAAAGAGTGTCCCGGATCAGGAGCTATGGGACGCAATTGACGAAGACAACAAATTTAAGAAAAAGCTGGAGAAAGCGGTCAAGGAGACACTGTATATTGGAGATGGTGCATTTAAGATATCTTTTGATACTGTGTTGAGCCAATATCCAATCATTGAATTTTATCCGGGTGACCGGATCGAGCTTGTGACAGAACGGGGCAGGATACGGGAGATTGTCTTTAAGACGGTCTATCAGTATGACCATATGCAGTATGTCCTGTATGAGCACTATGGGTATGGATACATAACATATGAGCTGTACAGGGGAAACAGCATGGTAGACTTACATGCTATACCACAGACCGCAAATCTGGTAGATGTGGCGTTTGGTACCGAAAAGACAGAGGAGCGTTATATGATGGCAGTTCCCATCCAATTTTATGAATCTGGTAAGTGGGATGAGAGAGGACAGAGTGTTTTTGACAAGAAGGTTGATTCCTTCGATGCTTTCGACGAGGTGTGGAGCCAGTGGATGGATGCCCAGCGTAAAGGCCGGGCCAAGGAGTATATCCCCGAAGATTTGATCCCAAAAGACCCAAACGGCGGGGGATTGACGAGACCGAACTCTTTTGACCATTGCTATATCAAGATTGCCGGTGGATTCTCGGAGGATGAAAGCGGGAAAATCGAAGTTGTACAACCGAATATCCCACATGACAGTTACCTTGCTGCTTATGTGACGGCGCTGGATCTGTGTCTGCAGGGACTGATCTCTCCCAGTACACTGGGGATTGACATGAAAAAGCTGGACAATGCCGAGGCACAACGTGAAAAGGAAAAGGCTACCTTGTATACCAGGGATACGATTATTGATGCCTTGCAGGTGGATATCCCCATTTTGGTAGAGACAGCCATTAAGGCCTATAATGAGTTTTATAATAAGCCCGTGAAGCCGGTAGAGGTGACTGCTGAGTTTGGAGACTATGCAAACCCCAGTTTTGAAAGTCAGGTGGAGACTATCAGCAAGGCGAGGACCGGACAAATCATGTCTGTGGATGCTGCAGTGGATGAACTCTATGGAGATGACAAGGACGAGGAGTGGAAGAAAGAAGAGGTGCAGCGCATCAAGAGTGAGTTGGGTATCGCAGAGATGGAAGAGCCTGCACTGAATCTGGAAGGGGTGAACGTGATTGAAGGTGAAAATCGGACCAAGAATATACCTGATGACTAGGAAGGAGTACCAGGGACTGCTGGAAACGGTCAGGGAGCAGGTGCCCCTGGGAATATACGCCCTGGAAAAAGTTGATTATGCAGAACTCAGGCATGATCACTGCAAGAGCGCTACACAGCTCAAGGCAATGACAAGGCAGTTTAAGGCCCAGGGATTTAAGGTGATGGCAAATGGCAAATGATTACGATATAGGCGCCGCCTTCCGTGCTATCGAAAACGAATTGATGTCATCTATGGTCCGCAATATGAAGCATCATCGGGCTTGGGAGGATACGGAGGGGATGCACTGGGAACAGTGGCAGGCTCTGCAGCTCAAAGCCCTGGAGCGATACAAGTTGGACAATCAGCGGAAGTATGGTAAGCAGTTTAAGGATATCAACAGTCAGATAGATGTCATCCTGCGGGCAGCGAGGACAGAAGGTGGAATGAGCCAGGAAATATCTATTTTGAATGCCATTAAGAAGGGATTGCCTGCCAAAAAAGTCAGTAAAGGAGCTACAGCAGAATTTTTTAAACTCAATGATCGGAAATTGGACTCCCTCATTAAGGCTACTACGGATGACATGCAGAAAGCTGAAACAGCGGTCCTACGCATGGCAAATGACCAGTATCGTAAAGTCATCTTTAACGCTCAGGTGTATGCCAATACCGGCGCTGGCACCTACGAAAAGGCTGTGGATATGGCCACAAAGGATATGCTGTCTGTCGGGTTAAATTGCGTTGAGTATGCCAATGGTGCCCGCCATACGCTGTCTGACTATGCAGATATGGCAATCAGGACAGCCAGCAAGCGGGCATATCTGCAGGGAGAGGGTGTTAAGCGCCAGGAATGGGGCCTGCACCTTGTCATCATGAACAAGCGCGGTAATCCATGTCCTAAGTGCCTGCCTTTTGTGGGTAAGTTGCTGATTGATGATGTCTGGAGCGGCGGGAGTAAGGCAGATGGGGATTATCCTTTGATGAGTGCTGCCATATCTGCAGGACTATATCATCCACGGTGCAAAGATGGACACACAACATATTTTCCAGGCATCAGCACTCCGCCTGATGACAAGTTCAGCAAGCAGGAGCTGGCAGAGGTGGAAGCACGGAGTAAACAAGAGGCCGGAAAGCAATATGCCACACGTCAGCATGATAAATTTGGAAGACTGGCAAAGTATTCTCTTGATCCGGAGAATCAGAAACATTACCAGCAGAAAGTGGAGCAGTGGAAGAATGTTAGATTCAGGACAGGCAGCCAGGATAGTCGTGGTTATGTTGATAAAAAGCGGCCATTGGCAGGTTTCCGGGCAGTACCACAGGAAAAGGTTGTGGATGTACTGCGCAAAGAATCTGACGAATGGATTAGACAGCTTACTGAAAAAGAAAAACATGCAATCCGAAAATACACATACAATTCAGGTGATAAAAAGCCAAATCGCTTTTTTGAGCGTCTTAATGCTATGCTTCGGGGAGATATCGCTGAGGATAAGAAGTTAAGAGAATATGCAGATACAATATCGGGCGCGCTTCAAAAGAACAGATTAAATCATGATGTGGTTTGCTATCGTTCTATGGATTTTGACCCATATGAAAAATATAAGATAGAAGAAATATTTACAGA